AACGGAGGCAACGATATGCGAAAATTTGAAAATAGAAGCAGCAAGCTGATAGACAACCCTAAAGTCATGAATCTTTCCTACAGCATAGAAGAAATGAGCCCAACTCCCTACGACGCGGAAGAAGCAATGCCATTGATAAAATATCAAATGCTTTACCCAGAGATATTCTACAAATTACAGCCCTTTATTATGATGGTTTGTGATCAGATGGAATATAGCTCCGTTATGCCAAACATGGAAATGGTTCAGCAAATGACCGATGGCATTTATGATGATGTGAGTCAGATGTATCCTGATTTGGTAGAGTACATGCGAAGTAACGATCAAATGGCAAATGACGATCCACCTGAAAACAGAGGTTTTGACCGTGACCGTAGGTTTGGAAATCGTTTTAGGCGAAGAGGGTCATTTCGAGATTTAATCGATATCCTATTGCTGCAGGAATTATTCCGTAGGAGAAGAAGATTCTTTTAATGCGTATTACTAATGCTTTACATTTTTTACATAAAAAAATACCGCATCAATAGGACTAATTTCCTATTGATGCGGTTTATCTATACTCCTATTTAATTTTGGGCAAAAAAATAAGAGTTCGCAGCAGTTACCAAGCTGAAGCGAGAGCTCTTATCCTAAAGAACAGAAATGAGAAGTTTCTGCTCTTTTATTATACCATAACTCATGCGTTAATCAATAGTAATAAGTGCCAAAGAATTTGATATTGGTAGAACAATCTGGATTTAACGATTTATAAACATCTTCCTACATTATTAATCCGTCTATTTTCCGCATCGCAAGCTATGTTTTTGCCATCCAAATTGAAAATATAACTGCCGCCGCCATCTACCTTGATCACATCTACAAATCCATACGGCTTTAATCTCTTATAAGCCTCGGAACTGGCAAACAAGTTAGGAGTTGCTGTTTTCATACCAACGTAGTACATGTACCCATCGGTTTTAAGCCCCAAAAATCCGTGCCACGTCGCCCTCGCAATGGAAGCATCCCAACCTTGTGGAGCAATAACGCACTTCCATGACACATCGGATCCATTTAAAATAACAGGGGCGCCCGATACGGCATAGGTGACATCGTTTGGTACAAAATTAACCGCTTCAATTTGGGCAACGCCCTTTTCGTAAACCAAAAGAGTCGATACTTTTTTGTTATGAAATTGAGCCGTTTTAACTTTGCTTGTTTCGCAAATCAGTTTATTACTCGCAATTCTTCCAAACTCACAGGCGCCTTCAAAATAAGATAAGGCGTTTGAGTCAACAGTAGATGGCGTAATATCACACTTCAAATTCCCGACTGGCATCGTAAAGCAATCGCCCGATTCGCTAAAATTGCCGAAATAGCCGCAATTAAAATAATTAGAAACTCCTGCCGATTTTTTCGCCTTGTCTAAGTATTGTATTCTAAAATCTTTAACCGGAATTTTTACAATATGTAGGCTATCATTTACCTTGGTATAGGCGCTGTTTCTTCCCATACTACCATCTTCCTTTCAGATTATTCCTAAATAATTCAATATGCCTTTCGCATCAACCTCCGCACACTTATCGCGAAAAGCCGTACTCTTTAACAAAGCACATTCGCCCCGATTGGTGTAGAACCCGTGTTCGATTAAAACAGCGGGCATGTTGGTTTTTCTGAGTACATAAAAATCTGCTTCTTTAATTCCACGATCTTTGAGCCCTAAACATGGCAAGGATACGCTATGGATGCTCTGGGCTAATTTCTCTGCTTGTCCACCTTTCTTGTATACGTAAATCTCCCAACCAGACGCGCTATCCCAAGTGCCACTACCGCTTGCATTGGCATGTAAGGATACAAAGATATTTGCCTTTTTTTTATTGGCCGCACAGCACCTTGCTGATAGTGAAGTATCCAAGTCATCCGGCTGAGCTGTCAATATAACACTGACCCCATGTGCCGTTAAAATTGTTCTGACCCTACTTGCGATGGCACGATTAAATTCATACTCTAAAAGTGTGCAATCTGGCGAGCGTTTGCCCGCCGTGTCTTTGCCATGTCCTGCGTCTAATGCTACTAACATCATACCACTCCTTTTCGTTTTTGTAAAATCTTACTTGAATTTACATAATATTCTGTTATACTAATTATATTGCAAATTAGGGGGTCCTGTCATGAAAAAATTAATTGTCTTACTATGTGTAACTGTCTGCCTATTCGCCATACCCACAGCAGTTAGTGCCACCACAGCCACCAAAACATACAAAATTCAAGCATTAAATTTGAAGGTGGACTTGCCAAAAGATTGGCTGGTGGTAACCTGCGATACCCCAAAAAATGATACGGTTTATGATAAGCTAGGCAAAAGCTATGATAAAATGCAACAGGATATGAAAAAATATAATGCATACGTGGATCTATTTGACCCATCCAAAAATTATGAAATTGCCATTTTCAAGATATCTGACAATGGAAAATCCTATGATAATAATTTCAAAACCGATGTAGATCTCGAATGCTATATGCAAGATACAATCCATGCAAACAACAACAGAAACTATACCAACCATTATCAATATAATCATCCACAATCCAACTTTTGTGTGTTTGAAGAACAAGATAAAAATAGATATGAAAAAGAATATTGGACCTCAAAAAATGGGCATCTCATCGTTATTAGCTTATCCTCCAATAACGGCCCCTTCCCAGCTTCAGTTAACAATGTGCAAAAAGACATTGTCGATAGTATCCATTTTAATAGCTTACAGGAGCAAATAAATCTCTTTTTAACACCAAAACTGTCTAATCTATCATTAGAGTCAATAATCACATTGTGGAGAAAAGAGTTTCTAAAACAGTTAACTATAAAATGGATTTCTCATCTCATAGCACTCCCCTTTATCCTTGTCATTTTATCAAAACAAAAGAAGAAAGATATTGAATTTTTAAAATCTGTTAATGGCGATATAGAAAATTAAGTCGATAATTTAGATTAAAGGGCAGAATGCAATTAGCATTTCTGCCCATTTCTTTTCTATTTCCTCCCCTAAACCTCAGTTTTTATTTCTGCTTCACTTCTGCATCATCATTTGTTGCCGTGTCTTCCTTCATATCTGCGCCATCTTGCGTACTATTTATTAATGTTTTATAAGCATCTGCCTTGATGGCGGCAAAAGTGAAACTGTTGTTTTTCCACCATGCCCATAATGCGGCACCCACCGTTAGTAGTGTCGTAGATGCCTGATAAACCTGATCGTCTGTCCAAGGAAGGATGCTCTTGCCCATGACTGCTAAAATTTGATTGATTAGCGCAAATGTCAAAACCACCGTCCTTGCGATGGTCGCCTCTGATACCTTTACTGTTTCTTCTGCTTCTTTCATATGTAATTCCTCCTTTAATTTTAGTAACTATATTTAGTTGCTTGTTTGTCCAAAAAATCTTCTAACTCGTGCTTTTGCGCCATATGATACTTTAATGCATCATCCATGTCACCATTCACTTGCCCATTTTTTACGCATACAGCAATCTTTTCTGCAACCCCACCGATTGCTTTGACGTTTTTCAACAGCAAAAAATCTTTTTTTGCTCTCTCTGCTTCTCGTACTTCGTCTTTTTTATCACGGCTCTCAATCCTAAATAAAATCACCCCAACGATTACCCCAGTAATTACAACCATTACATTTGTTATCACTTGTGTCATTCCCCTTATCCCCCCTTTTTTATGCATATAAACCTTATTAATTATATTTGTTGTTTACTAACGTATTATTAGTACCAGTATTACTAACATCAGCGCCAAATATCATATTACCTGCTACTAAATTATTTGCAGTATTATTAGTAAGCCTTATACCATAAGCACCAGAACCTACTAAACAAGTATTGCCTGATATAATATTTTTGGAGGCGTATGTATTCTGCAAAAGGATACCAATGGTATTATTATAGCAATTATTACCTGTAACATTGTTGCCACTACTTGATGATACAAAAATCCCAGAACTAGTACCAGTACAAATATTATTAGATATATTGCATGCAGTTGTACTTACTGCCATATCAGTATCGCTACCAAATATGTAAATCCCTGTATCTGATGTACCACCACCGACCAACTTATTACCAGAAATATTACAATATTTCGTGCTGATAATACCTATGCCCATATATGAATTTGCAATGGTACAATTACTAATATCATTATAAGTTCCGTCCGACATGTAGATGCCATACTTAATGCTGCCCATATATGAGGCAATATTTCCATTTACATAAAAGTCTTTTATTTGGCAATAATTACTCCCTATTATATTAATTACCCCATTATCATCATAGGACATTCTCTTTAATATAGTACTTACGCCCATACCTTGTATTGTCATATTATTTCTTGCAGAAATCAAAATATTGGATGCAATGTTGTAAGTACCCTCTAGGATTATAATCTTACCACCAGTAGTTGGAAGTGCATTAATTGCTTGATTAATCTCGTATTCGTCCGCTGTACCATCACACAAATAATCGCAATCCGCGAGCGTGTGGCTGCTTGCTGTGGTACCAACTACCAGCGTAGCCGTTTTTTTAGCTGGCTTTGTCCATGAAAAAGCGTTTGCCGATGTTCCTGCTGTCAATACTTTATATCCACTTGTGGTACTCGTAGCAGGCACATGTGAATAACCATCCCCTGTGGGGTGAACATATTTGTTATATAGTCCATCAAAGTAAGTTTTGAGTGTCCCTTTTATATTCGCCCACGAAAGTTTTTTTAGAACGTTGGTGTTAGCTGAATCCATAAGTGGAATCATATCCATATCAATCGGTAGTGTTTTTGTTGTGGCGTTACTTATTAATGAACCTATCCCTGCCACTGACACATCATCCTTTGTCGCATAGATAAGGCTATTGTTGATGTCAACAGTCACCGCTGTACTATTGTCGATTTTAACAATCATGGTGAATAAAAACTCCATTGGCCCCTGACTTTCCGCGGTTATAGGATCACCAGCGTCTCCAGCATTACCATATGCATATAATATTTCGCCTTCGGTTGGATCCATTGCAAAAATTCCAATTTCTGTCCACTTAAACGCAGTCGTCACCCCAGTATTGGTAAATTGCAGATTGATCTGCGCTTGTTTGGCAGATGTTGTTACACTGCTAATTTGAATCTCTTTTTCCCGACCGTAAAGTCCTGTTACACTCGTCATGGCTGTGCCATCCGGTACAGAACCAGAACCCACTTGCGCTTTTGTAAATTTCAGTACCGTGCCTGTCTGTGTTTTGCCGAGTAAATTGGAGCCCATGTTCGTTAAATAAAAATTTGTAAATCCCATTTAATTCACCTGTCCTATCGTAAATATTTTTGCTACTTGTTTCATACTAATTGATGGATAAAAACTCGTTTCCACACCCTGCTCATATTTAATTCTAAATAGCAAATGCGAGGGTTTTGCCTGATTCACCGCATTTTTTATGGCCGTTTCATCGATGCCTACAGAACTTAAGGCCTTCACATAAATATCGAATGTATGCCCGCTCGTTCCTACTGTATTTTCAGCCACTCGGCACGACACTCCGCAGGCTGCGGTTGCAAGGGCAGCTAGCCTATAGGGGATAGCGGCGTATCTTGTACGAATGGCAGCGTATATTTTGGCAAGCCTTCGCTCTGTTGATGTTTCTGTACTCTCTACGCCATATTCGCTTTCCCAATAAGGTAGTGCCCAAAAATCGGTTGTCCCTGTCATAGCCTGTGGAATGATAGCTTTGAACATTTCATTTGTCCAACCTGCTATGTCGTCAAGCTGCAATCCGATGGCCTCAAGCATATGCAAAGCCGCGTACGCATCATCATAAATAGGACTGATATAGCCAAGTATCTTTTTGGCTTCTTTCGATGTTAATATACTATCGATCTTCACGCTGTTTCCCATTTAACTAAGCACCACCTTATTGCTATCTGTTGTAGCAGTTTGCATGGAATTCAATATGATATTACTCGTTCCACCATTGACTAACAATCCTGCATAATCTTTCACGCCGCCTGTATTCATTAATAAACTTCCAATTTTGTTGACCATCACCTGCGAGGTGCAGTCTTTTAAATAGTTCTTTAAACTCGAAAGAAATGCTGTATTTACGCTGGCTAACGTATACCCATCATCAAGCGTTATCGTAGAAGATACTGATATGCTCACTTGTTTGGTTGGTATGACGGATATTTTAGCATTGACCGGCGCCAACCGATCCGATAAATCGGCAGCCGTTCCCATGATATAACCTCTGACATCGTCTATCGCCGCCTGTGTTGCGGGCGCTCCGTCAGATCCAGTTAGAATTATTTTGATGGTATCATCAACGACCCCATTAGTCGTAATCCAAGTGGGATCCACAATTTTTGCGCTACCCACCATGTCTCTGCTCTCAGCCCATCTTTTATAATCGCTATCCGATCCAACAAAAGAAGTCCCCTGCGATCGGTCGTATTCTAAAATTCTTTGCCTTAGTGTATCATCATCTTCCTCAGCTGTTCCGCCAGTTGCCGGAAGTGTATTTGTCACACTCGTTATCGTAGACAGTGGCATCGCCATGAATATCACACTTTTGGCCACTACATTTCCAGATACACCTGCTGTTACCGCTTTGCAAACGACATCAATTTTGCCATCAGATCCTATGGTTACATCATTTGTCGTTGCAAACTCAATAGCCGATGCCGAAGTAGTAGCCGCTGTGCTAAATTTATACCCACTTTTAATAACAGCACCCGCCGTCCCTACTACCGTAATCGTTACCGTAGCGGGAATGGCCGCCTTTCTTTCCATGCCTCTGTTTTCGGCATGATAGTTGAGAAAATTGCCATATGCCCATTGTGGAAATATGTTTTTGATGGCTTCCATTAGTATGAACTGCACCATTTCTGATTTTTCAATGGCAGTTGGTCTTGTAAAATCCCACGGAAATCCACCTTCTGTTTTGTCCATATCGGACGGCAGACTCTCCAGCATTTCACGATGTATTTCATCTACGCTTTGATTTTTTGCCCAATCTGGTACAACAAAATCTGCTATTTCTTGCATACACTCACTCTCCTTACAAAGTTATTTCTATATTAGCCTTTTGGCTGTCTATGCCTGATACATCAAACGAAACAAAAAGTCCGTCTTCTACCTTACTAAACGCAAAATTCTGCACTAGAGTTGTTCTTCCTGACGGATCTGCCAGTAGTGCTTCGGTAATTGTTTTTTCAAGCAGCAATGTTTGCCTGTCTGCTTCGGCCGCCATCGATTCTTCCATTTCGATTCCAACATGACTGCTGTATGCCAAAAACGCATTGGCCTGTGTCAAACACGTCTTCATGCACCATTGTTTCCAAGCTTCTGTTCCAGTTGCACTTTCCATTTTTCCCGAGGAATCTGCATTAAAATCCCCATTTTTAAAATCAAACGAAACAGACGATTTATAACCATCACTTTGTGAGTTTGTTTCATCGATTGCACTTGCCACATTAAACGTAGGATATAACTCTGCCATTAAATTTTCACCTCCTTCGCTTGCATAATCTTACCGACAACGATGGCGTCACTGCCTACCCAATTCACAAGCACCCGATCGCTAGGCTTTATCGCCTTCAATTTCTCCGGCGTTTTGATGGTATGTGTATGTACAGGGTCGCCTGCGCTTTCGGTTGTGGCAAATGTGTCTTCGATGATGCTCAAATTCTCTAAAATCAAATAACTCTCAGCTGGAATAGGAATGTCATAGCTGTCAGTCAGTAGAGAATAATCTTCTTGAATGGTTCCCAAATCGATCGTGAGCCCCTTATTGTTCACGATTTTATTTGTTCGACCTTGAACCACCCTCGCCAATCGATTAATTCCGTTGTACTCCAAAAAAATCACACCCTTTCTAATTCTAATGTCATCGTCCGAGAAGACGCCTTGTGCGAAACCCCTTTGACATAAAAATAGCCGGTAAGATTACCGGCATTCACCTTAATTTTGTGACCCTTGCGAATGGTGGGAACATCGGGAGCTTCTACCGTTATTTGATCATCTGGCTTCCCTTTGTCGTCCAAAATTTTCTGCGCTTCGGCCTTTGCGTCAGCTATTTTGTCATTACTGCTAGCGGACACAATTTTCTGCAATATCCCAAATTCGGTTTTACCTTGTAGCGTGCTAATGATGGGCGTCCGCCCCAAATCATCTTCTGTTCCTACGACAACCACTTGTGTCACTAAACCATCAAGCGTCATTTTATTTTGCGCGCTAATGGCTGTTTTGGCGTCAAAAATATACACCGCGGCATTCATGCCTTTTGTAGAAACATTTAGTACGTCTTTATCCATCGATGCGACATAGGTCTTGCCGAGTTTTCTTGCGGCCTCGTCAAGTGTCTGTATAATTTCTTCCGAAATTGATTGACCACTGTAAATAACCTTAGGATGCGTAAAGCTTTTCCACGTATAGGATAGGTCGATGCCCCATCTTTTGCATATCGTCGATATGATGTTTTCCGTCGATCCTCCCGCGGCAAAATAGCTGTTTTCCTCACTATTTTGTAGATAGATCATCTTGTCGTAAATGGTTATAGTAATCATGTCTTTCTTGCCAGATTGAAAATCAGATTCCCATACGATCCCGCGCATGACTTCCGCGCCGTTTGCATAAATAAATACATTAACGCAAAGGCTCAATAAATTATTGACGTACCCATCTTTCGTTTTTGTGTTAGCCATGGTGATAATAGCCCTCTGTGCCAGTTCCCCCGCATTCTCCTCCCAAGATAAATCCGCCAAAAGGCTTGAAAGATCGATGCGTTTTCCGCTTGGCAGTAGTGCTTTTACTGCGTACGTTGTGTCTTTAATGTTTATCATGTATTCTCCCCCCAAACAGTGTCATAGAATGGGCATCAATAGTACTTGTCCCGCATAAATGTCGTACATCGTGCCGCCCTCTGTGGCGTTTCTAGCATCGATCAGTGCCTGATTCTTCGCATAAATTTCCGGGTAATAATTCCCGTCGTTTAGCGTTTTTTGTGCCACTTTCCATAAACTATCACCCTGTTTTACGACATACGGAGCGCCGTTATATACCGTAGCTGTGTCGGCTTCGCCTTCGACTTTGATGATTAAATCTTTCGCGGCCACAAATGAAATGCTGTAGCCGATGTCGCCATATCCTCCCTGTGGCGAGCATGTGTAACTTTCTACGTATACATCTTGGTTAATGGTGGTTTCGGTCACCATTAAATGAAGCTTCGACCCACCATTTCTCCAAAATGAAAACTTCGACTGGATTTCCTTTGGGTTAATCCAGTTGTGTACGTACCGATGAGAAGACCGCTCATACCCAGGCAATAACCCCGACCAAGATATTTTGGTCAGCTCTTCGCCAAGTGGCAACTTCACTTCGCCGATGTTCATGATGCTGTAAGATTGAAAACGAGTCGCCGCCTGAACATCAATCGATTCAGGCATCATAGGAAATACGAACAAGCTGTCCGCTTTTCCTACTGTGTTCACATAAATATACATTCTTAATTCCCCCCTACTGCAAGCGTCATATTACCCCATACTTTCGACAACATTTTCGCCATTTCGTTGGCGGCATCGTTGGCTATCTGCGGCATTTGCGCTTTGATTGCTTCCATAATAGATACTGTATCTTTTGCTCCATTTATGGTGATGTTAATGCCCCCCATTCCGATGGAAACGGGTGAATATTTCGATATTTTCGAAGTTTCATTTCCCACGATGCCGCCATTGGCGTATGCTTTTGCGCCTAACATGCGTCCCGTTTGTTGCCACAATTCCAGACCACGACTTCGGCGATTTGCCGATAACGGAATAATCGCCTCCGCACCCGCCTCGCCCATCAGCGCGTATGTTGGCTTGTCCAGCACGCCACCGCCAGCGAATTTCTTAGCGCTAGGTCTATTTATACCTAAAGGATCGTTTGCATTAGACTGCATTCCTGTTTTAACAGGACCCACACCCCTTTCCAAAGCGTTTCCCATACTTACTCGGCGCCATTTATCGATAGCAATTCGTGTTTCCGCTATGCCTGCGCCAACTACTCGTGGCTTTTTAAATTGAATGCCTTTTCCCTTATACTCATTATTTTTAAAGCTGTCATTTACCTTTAGCCATTCACTAGCACCAGCCTTCACACTTGGCAATAAATTATCCACCAAAGCCTGATCTTGGATTTGCTTAGTAAAACTGTCCGTGCTCGCAATCCGATCTCTCAAAATTTCGATATAGTCGAAATTTTTATCATAGTTATACCTACTCTTAATTTTATTAATCGCTTTGTCATATCCACTCTGTCGTTCTTTGAAAACTTGTTTTTGGATGTCATTATAATTTGACGTTTTCCCCGTTTTTTTATATTTG